TAAAGAGGATACCAAAGCTTGTGTAGTCTGATTTTTAATTGCTCCTCCACGAACAAATACTATAGTATCATGTACGCTAATATCAATATTATCAGCTTCTTCGTTAATATTATGTAACGATACACCACCTTTCTCAACATCTTGAGATGCGATATAAACTTTATCAATGTCAATCATTATTGCACTGATACCTAATTTGTTACTTACTTTTTGAATCAGATCAGCAAAAGATCCTGGTTCGTCATCCTCACCTAAAATAATAACTTTTAGATTTGGTGTTGGAACCTCTTTTTCTTCTCCAATTAAATATTGTGTGAACCCTTCCATTCTACTTCCATCCAAACATTGCCATCGGCATCTTTAATATATTTATCTCTTTCGTTTTCTAAGTTATCGCTTTCAACAAATCCAAAAGGTAACATATCATCTTGTATTTCTTTAAGTCTTTCTTTATATAATAAGTCTTTCATATTTATGTTTGTAAGCGATTCAAAGATATCAGTTGTTGTAAACCATGCAAATAAAACTAAGTTCATCATTAAATCATCATGGTTTGGAGCAATTGCCATAAAGCTATTTCCCTTTGATACAAACGTACTCATTTCAACTATTGTTTGTGAGTCTTGTATTTTAAGCTTACCTTGTTCTATTAAATCCTTAATACCTGAACATCCAATACGTTTAACTCTTCGAGTCATAGTAACGCCTAGTGCATTAGCTTTAATACTCGATTCTACAAACATATTTTCATATTCTAAATCATAATATAAACCATTACAAACTACAGCTCCTTGGTCATTGCTTTCAATTACAATATAAGCATCATTATATGTTTTACCATATTTATATAATAAATCAGGTAATAGCATAGGAGAAATATTATTATCTCTAAAAACAGCTACCTGAGTAAAAGGCTGTGAACTAACATCAATAACTGTAAAAGTACTGTAGTCTTGGCCTCTACCTTTTGCAACATCTACAGTTATAACATATTCATGTTCATCAATTGGTTGTTCATAAATATATAAATTGTCTTTAAAAAATTCTGGATCTTTACTTTGTTGTGCTAATAAATGATTTGCACTTATAAGTGTATTACCACGTCCATGAAATGTATTACCAAACTCCTGTTCAAATTGTAATTCAGAAGTATTGTTTATTGTTTCTTGTTTCCACTTTTCATCTCTTCCTGGTACATCCCACCAATCGACTCTAAATGGTATAAATTCGTTTGTTTTTTGTACTGCACCTTCCCACAATTTATGATATACATTACCAACACCATTTGCAGTTGAAGTAATTATAATCTGAGTATCTTTACCAGCAGATACTACAGGATAAGTTGATGTATAAAACTGAGCATCATTTTCTACAAATGCAAACTCATCAAGGAACAATAAGTTAATTGATAAACCACGAATTGAGCTACCACTAGTAGCTGAAGCAATAATCTTACTATTATTACTAAATTCAACGCTTCCTTTATTTAATGCCTTACACCCAGGCTGTAAAAAATAAGGTAAATTTTCAAGTGCTAAAGTTATTCGTGATAGCATTTCTCTTGCAACTGCACCTTTATTTGCAAGTATTGCTATTGTTTTTTCTGGATTAAAACAAGCATACCATAGAAGATAAACCACTGATGATATTGATTTACCACTTTGTCGACAAGCTAATATGATACTAAATCGATTATCTTTAAAATGTTTAAACATTTTTTCTTGATAAGGATATAAGTCAAATGGTACTAATCCTTCATCAAGTGATATAATCTTTACGTAATTGCGAGCAAAATATGCAGGATCTTGCATGCATTTTTGATATTCTTGGATTTCTTCTTTTGTGAAAGAAGTTTCAACTCCATCACGTTTGACATTAGGATTACCTAAATAGCCAAATTCGTTATTCTTGACTCTTTGCATCGATTACATTATCCTTATTTAATAACATTCTTTGTAAGTCAGTTGTGCTGCCTACAAAGACGTTATTATTTGTCACACGTCTTGCTTCTTCTTCTTTTTGAGTTAAATCTTTTTTCTGTTTTTGTAGAGCCATTAACTTCTCAGTTGTATCTCCAATATTTTTTATAGTTTGAGATAATACTTCAAAGGCTCTTGGATGTTCTGATTCTCTTGCAAGTTCAGCTAAAACATCCATTGATCTTGTTCCTGTATGTATTAAATCTTTATATGTTTTTCGAGAAAATTCGTAATCATCTTTAACATCTTTGTCTTCAAGTGGTCTATTTTGAGGAACAGTAGGTAAGTTTTTTTCTAAACTTGCTATCATTTTATCTTTTTTATCCTGTGACATTTATTTGACCTCCCATTCCACTGTGAATTGAACAATAATAATATAAAGTATCAGGAGCATCATCAGGTACTAAAAATGTAAGAACATTATTACTTACTGTTACACCAGAAGTATATTCACTACCTCCATTATGTGTGCCATCACTTGTTGTAGAGATTTTAAATGGATGAGCTGCTGGATAACTAAAGCTGTATCTTCGGCCTCTTATTAAATTAAATGCTGGTGCTTGTTGATTATTATAGAAAAATGCATTACCAGTTTCGCCTTCTCCAGTTTTAGCTTGTACATATAAAGAATAACTTATTGTTGTTTCTGTTGAAGTGCCAGGTGTTACAGTATTTGAAGCATCTCCAGATGTAATAGTTGTAACAACATTATATGTATCTCCAGGACCAGCTGTTGTAGGATTAATAGTTAAATCCATTTCTTCAAAAATTGAAGAAGTATTATCTTTATCTTTAAAGTCAAGTTTAACTTCTCGTATAATACCTTGATCTCCAGTAGGTCCATAAAATTTCATTTTCATTATAAAGTCTAATTGATATATAAGTACACGTCTTTCAGTAAAATCTCCTTCATACTGATCATCAATGTTAACACTTTGTAATATAACTTGAACATCTTGTTTATGACTAAAACTATCTACAGGAGTTATTGTTACTGAATATTCTGGTTGAAAATATGGTAATATTTGTTCTACTATTTGAAGCCCATCATCTTGATTTTTAGCCATAATATATAATGACATACCAATATCATATGATGTATAATGTTTTATTGTTTTCTTTTTAGTAACATCAGATGCATGATTTTCTACAATTTTATTTCTTTTAGGTAATTTTTGAGTTGCATCTAATGTTATTGATGTCATTTCAAAAGCCATACGTGGAAGCTTTATAGCCATTGGAGCATCAAATCCAGTTTCTTGATCTAATCGAGCTAAGAACTTTTGTTTAGGTCCATAAGCTAAAGGCACACGTACTTGATTAAGTAATCCACCATTTGCGGATTTTCTAGCAACTTTTAAGTTATTAAATAATGTACCAAAAACTGCTACAGATTTTCTCATGGTTGCATGATAAAAATGATCGCCAAACATTAGTATGTCTCCGATGGATCGCCAAATGGATTTGATTCAGAAAAATCTATAAATCCATCAGCTAAAGTTTCAAATTCAATATTTTGAGCAGCGCCGTCTGTTGACCAAGCTTTATTTGTAGTATCAGTTAAAGCATTTGTTATTGATGTGATTTGGCCTGTAAAGTTATTTGTTTGTCCAATTATATTTTGAGTCGTTGATGGATAAAAGTCTCGAGCTATTGTTGAACCATTTACTCCAATATTAGATATGTAATACTCAGTAGTATTATTTGCGCCACTAAATAAACTTCTTGATTGAACTTCTCCAAATACTGATATTTCGCTAGTACTTCCATCAGCCGGAGTAATAATTTGTTTTACTGTTTCTCCTATTTCAAATCTTTGGCCTGTAATATCCATGTCTACTGTAAGATGTATTTGATATGCGCTTTGAGCTGTTTTATCATCAATTTCACCAACACCTGTATCAAAATCTTCATCGCTATATTCAAATAATGCGCATGTTAATCTGTAAACTGGAATATCTGCTAATTGATAAAATGGTTTATCATCTTCAACAAAAGTAATTTCAAAAAAACTATTAGTCATTGGAAGGAATATAACATCACCTTCCTGAGGTCTTGGGTCTACAGTATTACTTGAAAATACGCCTACAATCTTTTCCCATTGTCTTCGAGAGAGTACAAACGTAATTTCATCTCTAATCTCAAGACCAAACTTAGAGTATAAATCTCCTGCACCTTCAAAACCTTCAACATTTTCAATATATGCTTCAATGAGATATGCATCATCAAATTTTGATGCAGCATCTTCACCTAATATTGTATCTCTATTAATTAACGTTCTTGGGACATAGTAAACGTCTTGGCCATAGATTTTAAGCGATTCGATTATCAGGTCTTCGTAAAGATTTTGTTCTGATCTTACGGCCTGAGAAAAATAAACATTTCTCGGCATTATTACCCCGTCATGAAGTCAACTGGTTTTTCCCAATTCAGTCTTGCTTCTTCTTCTAGTTTAATTAATTCTTCGTTTGCGTCATCAAATAATTGACGACCGTTAAAGGTAACTCCTCCAGGCATTTGCATACCCTCGAATTTTATTAAATTAGTACCCCATTGCTTTTTAATTAATGCTGTTGCATATTTTTTAAGGTAATAATCATTATAAACATCTGTGTAAGTATCTGGATCGATTATTCTAAAACATTCTACTACTAAATAATCATCAACATCTACTTCTTCATTCCAATCCATAAATACTTCTAATCTATTTTTATGTCTATTAAAATCAACATGTTTTTCATCTGAATCAATTACTAAATCAAGCATTGATAAGAATTGTTGACTCATTACATATTCAGATAATGTACCCATAAATCCAAGAGAATATATATCATTTAAATGTAATTGATATCTAATATCAAACATATCAGATGAAGTAACAGAATCTCTAATTGGTAAGAGTCTTATTACATCTGTAATTAAATCATTTATTGGAATATATCCATTTTCCATATCACCTTTAACTATTCCACCTGAAGATGAAATAACACCAGTAGCTCCTGAACTATCACCTGTTACTGTTTCACTGGCTTGAAAAGGTATGTTTGAATCACTTAATACATTATATCTTAGAGTTGAACTACTTGGTATTGATTTAATTACTGCTTTAGCACCAGAAGTTCCACCGGTTACAGTTTCACCTACAGTAAAGTTTCCCGTTGCAACAGCTTGAAATATTAATTGACTGTTTGTAACTTTATGTTTTAAAAAAAATTTTTCAATTGCATCATCATGATATGTTTGATAAAACTGTAAAGCTTCATCAACTCTATCATCTAATTGGTCGTCATCAACATTGATTTCAAGTACTGGCGCACCAAGAGATCTGAGACAATAGTCAATAAATGTAGTTCTGCTATTTGGTTTTGCCATAGTAAGTTCCTTTAAATCTATTTATAATAGATAATTATTCAAACGAGGTTACAG